CTTCATCAACCGGTCCAAACTGTATTACCTCTGCACATTTTACTTCAAAATGGTTACTTTGATTTCCAACAATCGCAACGATCAGATTTTTATACCCCAAGTTATGTTGAATGAGATCCACCAACTGTATAATCTCAGTTGTTTTTCCTGAATTGGAGAAGATAAACACTATATCACCCGGCTGAATGATTCCTAAATCCCCGTGTTGAGCTTCGGAAGGGTGTATAAACGATGCTGATATTCCAGTAGAGCATAAGGTCGTAGCAAAAGCATGAGCAATTTGTCCTGCCTTTCCCATTCCTGATGTTATTATTCTGGTTCTTTGGGACATTCTCAGATCTATCCAATGCACCAGTTCTTCAATCCTTCCAACAGGAATTTTGCTAATGGCATCGATCTCCTTCTGTATTATTTCTCTATAATTCATGGATTTCTTTTATATATTTGAAAATCTATCATTTTCTTCAGAATATCATATATGGCGGTATTTTGGATTCGCTGTCACAATTTTTGCATTTTTATATTAATATTCAATCATTTCTCTAGAACTCATTGGCCATCCTATACCTTTAGCAACCTCTCTAATATTATTTTCTCTGAAATGTGTGGCAAATTCTTTTCTGCAATAAAAAAGATTTAAACCAGGGGTAAATCCAATAAGAACATATCCTTTTTCCTCTGCCAGCTTATTAAATGCACCCGGGGTTGCACCATAATAATTATCAGAATTAAATCTATGATCTTTGTCGTATTTTATAGTCATGCTCACATGAGAATCGTATGATGGGTTATACTCAGTCACCACAACTTTAGGAAAATACTTGGTTAGAGATTTCCATATCCATAAATCGTTTCCGTCCACATCGATAGAAAGTAGATCAAAATCTAAAGGGATTCCTGTCGAACTAAGTAAATAGTCCAACGACTCATGTTCCTCGCAGCTGACATATGAATTTATTATTTCAACTTTTGGATTCTCTACAAAATTATTTTTCAGATTTTTAAAGGATTCCTCATCTCCCTCAATTAAAACACCATTCCATCCCTCTTCCCTTAGCTTTCTAGTGTTGGAGATCCAATATCCATCGCCAGCTCCAAATTCACAGTACCATCCATTTTTTATATCTAGGGTTTGAAATATTTTCTCTATTATTCCATCTTCACCCGCTTGACTATAGACCCGTCTTCTGTAATTGTTTAAATCTATCATCTCTACTTTTTATTTGGGTATATGAACAAGCATCCTCTCATTGCGCCAGTTGCTTTGTTATTATACTCCTTATGGAATCCCGTAGGACCGTAGATTGATTCTATTTTTTCTTTGATCCATTCCCAGTTATATACAATTCCTTGCGTGGGATAAACATCATACCCAAACTCTGGATGGTCAGGAACCATAAAATCATGTATGGCAATAACTGGCTTTTTTCCTGAGTTTTTAATAGCATCAAGTTCAGCCAAAACTGGGTTCGTATACCAGTGGGCATCCAAAAATATTATGGTAGATCCGTCGTTTATCAAGTCTAGCTTATTTGATAAAAATTTAGGGCTATCCTCAAGTTCCATTACAATATTCTTAATACCTGCTAGATTTTTTTTAGCTGTTTCAAAATATTCACGGTTACACTCAGCCGTATACACAGTATCAAAATTAATAGAAAACCATCGAGTTGTAGCACCATGATAGGTTCCGGTTTCTATGATTGTATCTATTTTTCTTTTCTTCTTAATTTCTAAGAATTTTTCCGCGAGGTAGATATCCTCATTAAAAGCACCATTTGGATTTTGCATTTTATTTATTTATTTGTATTTTCCTCCATCCACTTATATATGGGTTCGGGTATTTTTCCTTTTATATCAGATTTTTTCATATTAAACATTTCATCCATCCTAGTTTTAAAGATTTTCATTCCAAAATAAAAAGTGTCTTGATTTTTTATATCTATATGATCCTTCTCGTGATATCCAACAGTGTAATGAAGATGTTGGAATTTTAGATTCGTTCCATCTATTATACAATTTTCTAGAGACGCAACACATGTTAGTTCGGTATCACAAAACATATGCTTATATCCTGGGTAATATATGTATTTCTTATTTTCTAGATATCCTTTCGAAAAAATAGGCATAGTTATTAGATCACTTCCTATCCCATCGCTAGTCTTAATTATGAAATAATCATTTTCAGGGTCGACAAGTTTCTTAATCTCGGTGTCCCATGATTTAAAACAATCAGTGTCGTCGGATATGACGAAAATAAGATCCCCCGTCAGATGTTTCTTACAAGCATTAATAGCATGTACCGTGCTTTTATTTGGATTGACTATGAAATCTATTTGACAATTCTTGTTATTGGAAACCTCTGATAGATTCATTTCATACTCGTTCTTAGTTGGATCATCAGAATCTATCGAAACGATAAATCTAATATTTTTGGGTTCGTCAGATGATTCTATCCATTTCTCAAGAACAGCTCTCATTCTCTCGGGTCTTTCTCTTGAAGCCGATATCAGGTCTATTTTAAGCATATCTTTTTATTGAATTAAATAACATATCATCAGAAAATTCCAAATTTTTCACTCTTTCTAAATTGTCCAATACGGATACTAACTTAGATTCATACAGTTCTCTTGTCAATGATTTCGGGTCAAATCCGTCATACCATTGAATTATACCATCAGTATTAAAATCATCACCTATATTGGGACTACCCCAATAAATAGGAATAACACCCAGAGCAAAGCAATCAGTGATTTTCTCCGTGTAGTAATTTGGATATGAGGCGTTTTCTATCACTATTGAAAACATGTAGGGTGCGAGTGCTTCTTCCTTAGATCTCCACCAATCCCCGTTAGGACCTATCCCCATTCCTATTCTATTAGTTCCTGCTGCACCTCCAAAGATATCAATTAAGTTTTTATACGCAGAAGCTATTTCAATTCTCATTCTATGTCCGGTGGTCATGTTTTTAGAGCTGGCTATCATCGAACATATTTTATTTTTCTCTGGTATTCTATACCGGTCAGGTTTAGTCCATGGCATATTAGATCCAGGGGGGTTAAATATAAAAAAGCTTGGGTCCTTTGCTATAATCTCATGATCACACGTAAAAATAGCTGTAAAATGATTTTTATATCTTTGGTAATTTTGTATCAATTCTTTTTTAAGGTAAGGAAGAACCTCAGAGGACTCACAAAACCATCCAAAATTTCCTTCGGGGGAGCCTGTGTGATTAAGTATATTATTATCGATCCAGACAGTTGCTATTCCCTCTGTGTTGCTCCACTCGAAAGTTTTAGGCTTTAGTGATGAGCATGACGAATATTCTATAGGAAAAGGAGACCGTGATGCTTTTAATTTGTTCATACTATAATAAAATCTTTATTTGTGTAATTAAATGGTCTGTGTCGATTAACATCCCTTAAAATATCCATAACCATTCTCTTATTCGGAGCTGTAGAATTAACATTCTCTAGAACATGTCCAGAATGAAAATCTGAATTACTGAGCTTTATTCTAATGGAGCCTCTTAGTTGTGGTATTATTGAATGCTTCAGAGCATCGTGATCTAACTCAGGAATTCCTTCTTCAACTTTTCCAGTGCAATGTTCAGCCCACATTTTTATCATTTTTAAACCATACTCTGTATTTCTTATGAATATCGGAGAAGCAACAAAACCGTTAATATCTCCTGTATATGTAGCTAATCCAATATCGAAATCCTTGTCTATATTAAAAAATGGTTCTAGTGATGACTTTAAATTTGTGTCTATGTCAATCCAAACCACATTTTTCTGATACTCCCTCATTATACTCTGAATGAAAACAGGTTTAAAGCAACAGTTCTGAAAGTATTCCCTGTCCTGTGGATACTGTCTAATAAGATAGTCATGACCCAATTGATCTAGTTTAACTATCATATTCTGCATCAGAGAGGAGTAAAAGTTGGATCCTATTGGATCAGATACAAACGATATGATTATTGTTTCCTTCCCCGTATCTTTTTTATATTCCTTTATTATCTCTCGCTTTACTGAATCAATTAGCGGGGGAAATGTGCTCATTTTATTATCTTTATTTATCTGTAGTAAGATTGTCTGATTGTATACAGGGTTTTTACCATTCTGTATTTCCCTGGTTATCCTCATTCTTCTCCTTTTATCCTCAAAGCTCATAGTCTTTAATATTTAGCTGATTAAACGCATAGGATCTCATTAAATTTTTATTCAAAACTGCTCTCATTGTATGCTCCTTATCTGGGGATCTAGATATACCATTGAAAATTATATCTCCATCTGTATATCTTTTAGAATCCGTTCCCTTTCCGATGATTGACGCAGAAATTCTATTCTTAAATTGTGGCAGAATCTCATACTTAAGAACATCATGATCCAGATCTATATTATTACTCGCTATTAATTCTTCGCACCTATCACTCCATATGGTAAGAAATTCGATGGTCCTCCCATTATAAGAAAAACCAATAGGTGATGCTTTAATTCCCTCCAGAGTTCCAGTGTGGCTTGTAAAAACTATATCTGTATCGACCGAAGTAAAAAATTCAGAGTCACTCTTTAGATCAGTGTCACAATCAATCCAAAATATATTGGACTTCTTTTCCCTTAATCTCTCCAGAATAAAAGATGGCTTTTTAAGAGTATTCTTCCAATAGGAAACCATATCGGAGATTTCATACACTTCCAATGGAATTCCCAGAGATCTGGCAGAATTGCTAAGATTCTCTGCGGATTTCTTATAGTATATTCCCGATGTGTGGTATGTGACAAAAACAGGTCTCAATTTATTACAATATTGTGTTGAGATATTCATCAATGCTCATTTCTGCCCATAAAAGAAACCCTATGATGTATCTCACCTCTATCCGCCATTTCTGGAGTGGTTCTATCTATCAATTTGGGGAACATCACAGCGTTAACAATATGTTCATTGATTCTATCCAAAATCTCTTTTCTGGTATCGGGGGTATTAAACTCAAAAGCATATTGAGCTAAGATCCCATTAATCCCATCATATATTTTGCTCTTTTCCATAATGGTAGTTTTTTCTTATAGACCAAGTCTTCCAAAAAGGTCCAGACATATCTCCCTATTTTGGGAGAATGGGCGAGGCATATGACAATCAATATACTCATATGGGTCATAATCTCCTTTGGGCCAAATAGCCTTATCTAGCCTCTTAGTTGCATATTTTTCTTCTATCCATCCACGGCTCAAATGTCTGATATAATATTTGGGCTTGGAAATCGACTGGTTATAGAAAAATTTTTGATCTGTACCAAATCTAATATTCATTCTCATTAATCTTCGGAGAAACTCCTTATGGTCCGCATCATTAAGATCCAGAAGATCTATGAAACTCCGAGGATCCCCCGCGAGATAGCACATGGGATATTGAGGATTTGTTCTATACCATCTATATTGTATGATGTCTGAGCTGTAGGAGACTATACCGCTGTCACCTATCTGTGCAGCACCTTCCTCGTAGTATTCCCGGGAGATTGGAAGCATATCCATGTCAGATATTATAAATGGCGCATCTAGAAGTCTGGCTCCCCAGAATCTAATACATTGAGCCTGCTGGACTATGCCCCATTCGGGGATAGATTCCAGGTGGATAGTTCTGCCACATTCTGCCACATTTTGCGGAGGACATACAGAATCTATATAAATTAACACGGGTTCAATCCCGAGTTTCTGCCACATAGCTGCCACATAAGGCCAGAAATCGAGATATTCTGGATTTGAATTGGAACTAACTACTGCATATTTAATTTTCATCTACGAATTATATTTTTGATCTGGTTCTTATGTATATGACGACTCTCCTGAAAGTGCTCGATCACTGGTCTGATCTCGGGATACATCGCTCGAGTATGATCAAAAATGTAGGTATACTCAGGGGGAAGATTATAGTAGATAATATCAGGATTCTCTCTGACAGCGGTTTGCATATGCTTCTGCTCCCATGTTTCTGGTTTAGATCTTTCAGCAGGAATTTTTGAATTGATCTCTATCCACTTCTTAACTAGAGACTCGACCTTTGAATTATTCCAGAGAAAGATTGTGCCTGATAATGCCTCATCTTTCCTCCATCTAAAGTCTTCAGTTCTGTATGCTATATCACAGTCTAGTGTATTGAAAAGATCCGGGAAGCTTCTAAAGACAGCATCAACATCCACATAGACTAGGTTTTGATTAAACTTCTCGAGACATTCTAGAATAAAATGAGCTTTGTAATGTGTGTTCTTCTCCCAGCTTCCGAGGTCTCCTATAGGTTTGATATAATGAGGTATTGAAAAGTTTTGGAGAGATTCCTGAAGCCTGTAAGCTAAATTTTGATAGCTTGTGTTTTGGGTGTAATAAGCGATAACTAAGAATTGGGGGCTCACTAGACTTATATTAGATATTCATCCCTGGGATTTACTTCGTAAAAATTATAGTCCCCTTTAAGAGGGAAAGTTTCCAAAACTGAAAAATATTTTTTAGTAGCGAAATAAAGTCTTCATTACTATATATAATGTGCATGACTAATAGTGAAGATGAAGAATTTGAAACCTTACTGGTTTTTGGAAAAACCAATAGACAAGGAACATAAATTTTATATCCTGATGGATTATCTACAATCCATTGAGAAAGATTTTGAAAGTAAAAATTACGTTAAGCCCTTGACGAATGTACTCAGGATCCAAAAAGATCTATGGAGTTTTAAAAATAAGGGATCACTTTCGGTGAAATCCAACTCTCATTTAACTGAGGATGAGTTAGAAAAAACCAATTCCCTTATAGAGGATTTTTCAAATTCTGATGAAAAAGACGAAATCCTCAAGGAAGCTCTATCGACAATAGAGAATTTTCTAGGTAAACATGATGGCATAATTAGAGAGTATGATCGGTTGGTCGACGTTTCACACTCTGGGTCTATAAACCAAATCTGGGATAGGGGATATCTAATAGTCAGAAAAAATATAGAGAAACTAATCCGTATCTTTTCTTGGAATTTTTCAATTATCAAGATCGATGGAAATGAAAGCGTAGCCCTTTTAATGACTGAGCTTCTTGAACCTGTCTGTGATTTTACAGAGGAAGACAGAGAAGTTAAAAAGTTTCTGATACAAAACCTAAAATCCCCTCATATCAATCCAAATGATGCCATATTATTTGCGGGAATATCTGACGATCTTGAAGCAGAATCGGGAGTGGATTTATCAAAAGAAAAGGCAGTAGAGATAATAGTTAAGAACTATAAGAAATCAATCTATCTCCTTTAGATTCATAAATTTTTGTAGTACATCCCCAGATATACCAAATTCTTCGGGAGAAAATTCTTCGATTGGTATTAATATACTATCTTCTTCGCCGGAAGCATCTACGAAGACAACCTCTATTTTGGTTTTCTTCCTATTCATATAAAAATCACATATCTTGCCATCCCGAGTTTGATGGTCCTTCAGAAAAAGAAATGATCCACTTGGCATCTGTATTATTCCAGGCTCGCCTTTGTTTTCTATGACTTTTTCTACCTTTCTGATGAATTCATTCAGAGATAAATTGTCCAGCTCCCTAATAGATTTTATTTCCAATTTCTTTGTGTATTGATCTATTATCTGGGTGATTGTATCCCTTATTTGTGAGTTTTTATCGCCATATGAGTGGATATCTCTTATGAGATCATCAATTGTGTATCCGTCTCTCAAGTCCTTTCTGGCAAACTTGAAATCTATACCTGAATATATTTTAGACCCAGCGCTCGAGCTTTCTGTTACAAATTGGTAGAAATTAAAGAGATTCTTCATTATTTGTTCTTATTTTCTGTAGATTTCTTGCCTCCTCATATGACGCAAATCTAAACGACTTTATATCTGGTGGCATTTTTATTTCCTTTATGCTGGACCTTTCAAAGGACTGCTTATCTATATCCGATATTCTGATTAAATGCGGTTCGAAGGCGGGCTCGTATAATTTACATTCAACCATAAGCTTATCGACTTCAGTACAGACAAAAAATCCATTTTTCAAAACAAATAGGTAATCTCCGGGAATCATATAGGCCTCTCCCCAGATGGGAACCAGAATTTTATAACCATCATATAGAAAGTCCTTGTCCTCGTTACCCAGTCTCAGCCATACCTTAGATTCCTCTGTAAATCTGAAGTATGATGGAAGATTACTTTCCTTTCCTAAAAATTCCAAATCCTTATCCATTATGATATATATTCAAAGGATCAAACTGCAAATAAGATATATAAAGAGTAATGGCGGAAATAATTAAATTTGAACAATTCAGAAGTCAAAATGCTCCTATGGATAGGAAGCTTTTTGAGCATCATATTGAGTTTATTGAAAGCGAAATCAGGAGAATGAGAAGAGAAGGACTCGGAGTAGACGAGATCAATGAAAACATTTTCTCTGATATTATATCCGGTTTAGGCGGAGGATTCACAGATATTCTTAAAGATTACATCGTAGACTGGGCAGCTGAAAGATTAGGAGTACAAACACACGATGAATCTGGCCAACCGACATTTTTTTATCAACTAGTTAGAAGCATAATTGAAAAAATGGAATGGGCTAAAGTTGGATCATATTTTGGCAAAGGATCATGCTCACAATGGTCCAAAGCTCTGGTGTTAGGTCTTGCTGATACTATCGAAGAGAAATCAGTGACTATGATTTTAGGAGCGTTGGGAATGCAGATCGATGATAGAGGAGGATTAGCTACAACATTAGCTAAATCCATTCAGCAGGGATTACAGAATGCTCTTAACAATACCGAGTTTATGAAGAACATAGAGAATATGATCAAAGGAAAACTTTGCGGAGCTAATTTTGGAGATATTCTAGGTGATATGACAAGATCAGATAGTGAAAAGGTTACCAATCAAATACAAAAAGCATCTGAAGAAAATCCTAATATACTTAAAAAGGTCGCCACATCCGGAATAATGGATGTTCTAACAAAATCAATTGCACCATGAACGTAAAGAACGTAAAAAAAAGAGAAATACTAGATTATAAGCAGTTTCTTGAGGTTACTGCAGATCCATTCAATAAGAAAAATCTGAGTAAAGAGGATCGAACAGGATTTCATAAGATTAAGCCAGAAAAGCCATATGCGTATGTTGGATGGCAAGACCCTATCTTTAAAAAAGTATCTAAAATAGATTATCCTGGAAGAGGAGCGACCGAAAGTGGCACTGCTTCTGAGTTTGGAACTAGCGAATAAAAAATAAAATAGAAAAATGGGAGTTAAAATATTATCTTGGGAAGAGTTCAATAAAAAAGAAGGTGGGGGAAAAGAAGTACATATCTTTAGTGACGACACTCTAGCGAATGCACCAACAGGTGAATTTGAAGAGATAGAAGAAGACGGGGATGAAGGTACTCAAGAAATTGAGAATAACCAGGCAGAGGAAGAAATTGATAAAACACCAAAGGAAACAGAGGACGAAATCCCTGATGAGATAGAAGCTGGAGATGATGAGGATGATGACGATGATGAAGAATCCACTGAGGATGATGAGGATGATGACGAAGAATCCACTGAAGCGGAGGATGATAACGATGATGAAGAATTCACTGAGGATGATGACGATGATGAAGAATCCACTGAAGCTGAGGATGATGACGATGATGAAGAATCCACTGAGGATGATGAGGATGAAGAATCCGCTGAGGATGATGATGATGATGAAGAATCCACTGAAGCTGAGGATGATGACGATGATGAAGAATCCACTGAGGATGATGACGATGATGAAGAATTTGTAGAAGAACCTGAAAAAGAGGAGCCTGTCGTTATCAGATTTGATTCATTTCTAGACTAAAATATGATAAAAACCAAAATATTAAAAAGCTCGCTATTTGCGGGCTTTTATTTTTGAAGATGAATATATACAATATGCCACTACAATTGTCAGATTTTAAATTTAAAGGAATACAGGGTAAGGACAAGATGCCCACTGTTATAATATTAACAGGAAGACTTGGCAAAAACGGAAAAGCCCCTACCACAGATAAGATTGCAAAAATTTGTGCATCAAAGGGCGCTCCTTGTATGATCATTAATACCGAAAAGGGTGTTGTAGAAAGAACTCAAAGTGGCATTGTCTTGGTTGGAAATAAGAATGAAAAGCTCAAGGAAATCTCCCTCGATAATACAATAGTTTTAGCCAGGAGATCCTCTATAAATAATAATGCGGCAAAAACATTTTTCAAGAAATTAGAGGAGCTTGGACTACCCTGCGTTAATTCATATGATGCTGTAAATCTTTGTGAAGATAAATTACAGACAACCAGAGTTTTACAAAGAAATAAGATTTCTGTACCAAAAACAGCATTAGTTTCTGGTGAGGATGATATTGATAAATCAGTTAAAGAAGTAGGCGGTAAATTTCCAGTAGTCTGTAAATTCATTTCAGGAACTAAAGGAATTGGGGTTTTTAGCGTTGATTCAAGACCTAGCTTGGTTTCTACTCTACAAGCAATGTGGAGTCTTTCTCCATCTACGGAGATTGTAATACAGGAAAAAATAGAGGCCGATTATGACCTTAGAATCCATGTATTAGGAACAAGTGACGGAATAGGGGGAAGGGAATACAAAGTTATTGCTGCCATGAAAAGGATGAGAGTAGAAGGTGATTTTAGAACCAATTTTTCTCTCGGTGGAGAAATAGAAGCCGTAGACCTTGATAAAAAAATTAAGAAGATAGCTATAGAATCCGCTAAAGCTGTTGGTTGCCTCTGGGCCGGTGTAGATATTATCATAGATAAGAATACAGGAAATCCCTATGTTTTAGAGGTCAACTCCTCACCAGGAACAGATGGAATAGAAAAAGCTACTGGAATCAATATAAGTGAGCTGATCGCAGATTTTTTAACAAGTAAAGATAACTGGATTCGACCTAAAAAAATTAGCGGGTTTAGAGAAATGGTAGCCATTCCTGGTGTTGGTAGTTTTGTTGCCAAACTTGATACAGGAAACGGAGCAGCGTCATGTTCTTTACATGCAGATTCGGTTGAAGAGGAAGATGGATATTTAATTTGGACAATGGGGGGAGAAAGCTATAGAAATAAAATTCTTGGTACCTCTAAAGCCGAAATTGGTAAGACCCTTCACATCAGGCCGATAATTTCCCTTGATGTCGAATTCGATGGCGGTAAATATAAAAAGATAAGATTTTCACTGGTCGATAGAACTGCTAAGAGCACACCCGTTTTATTAAATAGAGATTTTATGACTCTAGCAGGTATCGTTGTTGATCCTTCAGAAGACTTTATACTAACAGATAGACCAAGTGGATATTCGCCCAAAGATGCTAAGGGTGATCCAAAAGCAGGTGTTTTAGTAGGAGACGAGGATACTGAGGACGATGATTAGTCCAAATAGAGGCTCACAGCCTTTTTTCTATAATCCAGAGGATTCTCCACAATCTTAGAATTTTTCAGAGGTAATTTTTTTCTATCAATTACGCAGTCTGGGACTAATCCCTTGAATGTGTCCTTTAGTATTTTTTTATTCTTCCTTTCTTCAAACGGAAGCGAAATTGCAAATTTGACTATATCTAAGTTCAGAAATGGGCTTCTTAATTCTAAAGTGTGGGCCATGGATAGCTTATCTAACCTTGGGAGGTGATAGTATGTGAGCTCATGAAATATATCAGAAAGCTGAGAATCATATTCATTTATTCTTCTATATCCTCCAAATAACTCATCTGCTCCATCCCCTGAAATAACGATTCTAGTTTTAGATCCTTTTTTGATTGCGTCAAAAAGATAATATTGGGGAATAACACTTCCAAGATCTACTGGAGATTCATTCCATTTCTTATAAATTTGCTTCAACCTCTCCGAGTTATTCTGATCATCTGTATCCATTGAATATTTAAGCCTGTGCGAGGATATATTCCAATAATTTTCACATGCCTTAATGTGTTCCTCGTCCTCCCCATTTTCTATGGAATAAAACTGAACATCTGCACCCAGCTTGAGAAGAAGACCCCCTATGATAGAAGAATCCAATCCTCCCGACAGCAAAAGGGATGTTGGATAGTTCTTGGAAATCAGCCTTGCCCTGGTTGCAGACTCTAGCTTATCCCAAAGCCAATCAAGTTTATCATCGTAGGTATTAAACTCGATGTTGAAGCTATTAAAATCGTAATATGGCGCACTTTTAGTGATGTACAATGGATTATTCAAGTTCCAGTGAATAAATGCGTTATTGGGTAGTTTAAACACGTTTTGGAACGGGGTTTCATCTGTTGTTAAGTATCCGTTTTTCAATACCCCGCTAATAAATGTCCCGTTCAGGTAATCCTCCCCATTCAATAGACCCTTAATCTCTGAACAAACCGATCCCTCTATGTTCTTGTATAATACCTTTTTACCAAGGGGATCAGTGAAAGCGTAAATATCTCCCTTCTCTGCATCGACAAGCACTATAGCCCAAAATCCATCCCAGGAGCAGATATGAGGCTTAAATATTGCCTCAAACATAGGTAACCCACCTTGAAAATGAAATCTAGAAAAAAGCATTTTTAAATACTCTGTGTCCGAATCATATTCGGATGGATAGTTAAAAATCTCTCCATTAAACAACATGTATTTGTTTTCTCCTATTTCTATAGGTTGAGACCATGAGTCTCCTTCTACTGTTTGTATTGGTAACCTGTGATGACACATAGTTATTCCGTTATTCTCTTTAATGGAGTATTCTATGCCTCTATGAGATATAGAATGAATCTGATTCTCAGATAAATTTTTTCCAACTAAGATTCCACACATATTATATTGCTTATTATTTTTTTAAACTCCGTTTCCGAACCCCCGTCCATTTGATTGACGAATTCATGAATTTTTATTTTCTTGCTCTTAAAGTAGTCCGATATTGTATTAAAGATAGAGAGTTCTAGCTTTCTCTCCTCTATATTTTCCAGATGATCCCAATGGTCTTTGTTCTGTCTAAAACTGGAAGGAGAATCTGATTTAATGAGAACAATCTCAACATTTTCCATAAGACCAGATTCACACATGAAGTCTATTTCGGGAAATATATCCTCGTAAGAGACCCGATTTTGGTATATTCCCCAAACCTGATTGGTAAGTATACCTCTGTCGACGATTAAATTTTTACCCAAAAAACCATCCCTGTAAAGCTGATGTAACATGATCTCCTTTCCTAATCCCAAAGCATGAGTTTTTGGATCTGTTGCGTGTAAACGTAATCCCCCATATACTCCAGTGAAATCAAACTTAAATTTAGGCTGTGAAATTATACCTGATAAGTGGGTCTTTCCTGAGTTTCTTGGTCCTTCTAAAAGAATAAGGGGCATAATTCAACTTTATGAATTATACCCCTAGATTAGTTAAAAATTCCGGAATTATTCCAGATTCTTTCCAAATTTTTTAATCACTTTTTTAATTTCTTCCGTGTTCGACCATTCACCAGCTAGATCATCCAAAAGGGTTGTGGATTTATTTCTTGATGCCTGATAAGCTTTATATGCACCAGCCAATAGCTTTATTTCCTCAGGCTTCCAGTTTAATAAGTCATTATAAAGAGACTTGTTTCTTGGAATTCCCCCGTAAATATCAAAAGATAAAGACTGGGCTTTCTTGGAGTATTTGCTAGGTGTAACCTTTGATACCACTTCTGATATTTTATCTATTGACCCATCATTTCCTTTGAATTCATCCTTGGTTAAATCATAGAGCCCAAGCATTTTATCCCACACTCTAAGGGCCGCTCCGTTTTCATAAAATCTCATACCAGGGGAAACCGCAATAGCCATAACTTTTTCTCCGTCGTACCTTTCCTCTTTTTTTACTCCCTTAATTTTTACCAGCTCTTTGATTATTTCCTCTCTTTTGAAATCGCCCTTTAATTTGTTTACCGCATCGTCTACTGCTTTTTTAATATCTTCGGAGGATATTTTTTTATCGGTACCTGATGATTTGGTAGAAGATGCTATTTCACTTATCTTAGGTTTTACGTAGTTTGGATCTACTAACTTTCCCGCTTCTATTGTTTTATTAAAGGCATCAAAATTAAATTCCTCCATAACAGATCTGGCGAGATTTTCAAAATCTGAGAATTTTAGAACCTGAATCCTAGATTCTGCTATCTTTTCTGTTTTGATCTTGTCTACTAGCTCTGCTGTGATATCAGCAGATGTGTCCTTTAATCCGAATCCAGCCTTCAGTCCTTGTATAATTCCGGCAGTGGAGTTTCCAAATAATCCGTCCGCTCCGTATTTGGCAAATTTTTGAAATAATGGGTTATCAGCAATTTTTTTGATTCCCTTAAATTTATTCAATACCAGCTTTTGGAAGGCTTCAACATCGGGATCTTTCTTGCCTTTGACTGCTGATCTTTTGATTGGTTCTTTTATTTGTAAGACCTCTGAAGAAGATCCTTCTTTTTGATCTGTTTCTTTTTTAACTGAAGCCTCGGCTGCTGCTTTCGTTATGGCAGCATTGACTTTTTGATCCCCACTGTTTTTCGCCTCAACAGCTTTACCTATAACTTCCGATGCCTTAGCATATTTAAGTCCTTTTAGGTAGCTTATTCTCTCGTCTTTAATCTTAGTGTCAAACTGCTTAGAACTTTCCTCTAAATCACCCTTTATCTCAGTATAAAGATCATTATACTTGGTAATCAGATCATGATCTTTGGTTATCTTACCATCTTCTTTTCTAGTTGATTTTGCATCCTTTGTAAGCTCGTTTGCCCTATTTAAAAGCTCCGTAAATTTTGCTTCATACGCACTAGGAGTTTTAAGGTTAGGAGAAGCAGTTTTATAAGTCGATACCTGATCTAACTTGGCTTGGATCTGGGAAACCAGTGATTTACAGTTGTTAACAAAAGAAACTAAATTTCCTCTGTTGACAAACTTTTCCGATCTCTTGCTTTCGAGAGACTCGTTGATGAAAGATTCATTAGCCGCAGTTGCACTCTTATTTGCTAAGGTGTCTTTAGTCACATTTAGTATCGATGTTAATTTATCACCTAAAGCTTTCTTGGTTTCTTCAGATCCTATTTTATCAGGCTCCTGTTTTTCTAATTCTATGAGAGCTTCCTTGTATAGCGCCATCGACGATTGATAATCTTTATAAGCATCTTCAAGGCCCTTGATTCCTGGATCCTTCATTGCACCAGATACGAAAGCATCGAAAGTCTTGGATATCTTGTCCATTAAAATCTTTGGTGATGTATCGGATGATAGATCTTGCAGAGTACTATTAAATTTGGAACTAAATCCATCCTTATACTTACTAGCAGGAAATGAAATAATTGATGAGTTCATTACTGCATAAGCACCAAATATAATTTCATTCAGGATTTTTTCTAGATCACTGGATTTTTTCTCCTCCTTAGGCTTGTCCACTGTATCCTTTTTTTCCGCTTCTGGTGATTCCTGTTCGTTTAGAGTCTTATATAGAGGCCGGTATTTTTCGGCCTTCTTTAGAAGATTCTCAAAAAGTGGATTTTCAATTAAGAATTTCATTTTTATTTTTTGTTTTTTTGTTTTTGCAAGTCCTCGAGTTTTTTAACCGCAACAGATTTTTTCTGGAGAGCAGCTACTTTTTTCTGAAGTTCTATTGCTTGTTGACGGAGGGATTCGGATTCAGTAATTTCTTTTTTATTAACCCTATCTCTGAGATATGATACGGCTAGCTCCGCTTTGGAAATCTCATTATCAATATTTTGAATCTCCAGCTCCACTGAGGATTGTTCGTTGATTATAAAATTATTTATTCTCTTGAGCTGCATACTTTTTTCTACTTATTTTCTCGATTTTATATATCTTTTCCTTGGCCTCTTTATATTCCTGTCTGTAAGAGAATTCTATTTCCCTTATTTCTTTTCTTATTGAAGATTCAAGGTAGACATCATCTTCTTTCCTGGCTCTTGTCAATTGTCTTCTGAGATTCTGTGTGGCGTTATCCATTAATTTCTGCAGCGACCATGTGTATTTTTTGAGAGATTTTTCCAGTGAATCTAGTTCCTTTTCTGTGAGTCCAGAAACATATGATTCAAATTCCCCGGATGACATAGATAGTATTCTTTCGGTTTCTGGATCAAATAGATCTGCATCAGAGGTAAGCTCACTCGCACTTATCAAATGATTCGATTTCTTATCTGCTGCTATAGAAAGTCTTTCCAAATCGTCAGCAAGTTTCTTTAATTCATCCTCGGTCTCGTATTTTTTTGCCAGCCTGAATGTCTCCTCTGCGGATTCTTTTTCTATATTAGCAAGGCCTGCTTGAAAATATGAGAGAAGATCCGGTTTATCTCCGATAATTTCCATAGCCTCTTTCTTCAATACCTGCATCTCCGCATTTTTTGAAATCTGATATGACTTAAGAGATTTCTTAAGCATCTCTATACCGAAGTACCCTTCTTTTCCAGAACCGTGTAGATCGAAGATCTCTTTTCTTATCTTATCACTTTCCTTGACGAGATCCATCTTAGAATCCATCATTTTCGAAAGAATAGAATCTATCTTAGATTTTTTTTTAGTGAAAGCACTACCAGCGCTTTTTAGTAATCCCGAGAGAAATCCCTCATGTACAAATTCTTCGAATCTATGGATTCTCATTACTTTACTTTAATTTCTTCCATTTTCACCTTGCCTGCATCCTTTACCTTCAGAAGAAATTTCATAAGCTTTTCGTTTTCTTCGTTAAGGTCTTGGAATTTTTTGATTTGATCTAGCGAATATTCACCCGCAGACATTTCTTCGACAACCTGATTATAAAGAGCATCTAGTTTTTTAACTGCGCTTTCGATGCTTCCTTTTGAAGTCTTTATTGCATTAAACTTCTTTGTGAAAAAATCAATCATGTTGATTTCATCTGAAACAATTTCTGCAGCCTTTTTTAATTCTTCCTCGCTTTTTCTTGCTGCTTCCCTGGCTTTTTCTATATCACTTCCCATTTTATCTATATTGAGACCAAAGAATTTTTCCAACTCGTCAACATCATCTTTGGCTAGTTTTGCTAGCTCTTTTCCTTTTGTGTATCTGTCTGTGCTAGTGACGATAACATCGGACGCTCTCTGTGCATTGAAATACTTTTTCTTTCTGTTATTGTCTTTGGTTAGTGATTTTACTTTTTCCTCTAAGGCATTGAAAATCTCATCATGAGACTGTGTTAATTTTTTTAGATTCATCTTGAGTGCTTCTCTTGCTGAAGATACTGATTTTATTAACTCGTCTCTATCTGGATTGGACCTGTCATTCTCTAGTGCTTTTTGCTTTTTAATGAGAGAATGAAATCCTTTATAAATCTCAAATTCCTCCTTATTGAACTTGAGCTCCTGCTCCTTCATTTGATCTAAAGTGGTTTTTATTTTTCTAATATCTCCACCTATTTTATCACTAACGAAGTTCAAAATAGTATCCTTAAGACCTTCATTGATTGCTTGTAACTCCTCCATAACTAGGGATGAGTTATCAGAAGACTCTAGAAGTTTTCCATCCCCCTTGATCTTCTCATAAGCTTTTTGTACGTTTCCTTTATTAAGAATAAGAGCCTGTTTAGCAGCCTCGAATTTATCGAATGAATCAAATATCGCCATCTTAGTTTTTTATCTATATATCCAAAAAAATCCCTACGATTACCCACAAAAAAAGAGCCCTGAATTTTTCAGGGCTCTCTGTTATTCTAAATCAGTTAAGATTAGACGATTCCACCAGTTGGCATTGCAACATACAATGTCAAGTACATGGTTTGTGGGTGGTGACCAGCCTCTACAAGCGCATATCTTGATTTGACAGCGATTTTTGGAGACATAGTACCTTCTGAGATAGTCTGGATAGACTCAGCCATCATGTAAGGCATGAATTTTAATCCTGGCTCGTCATCAGCACCTTTTCTACCAACAAGTACTCTAGTATCGTTGAAGTTCATGTTTTGATCAACATAAACTGTCATACCAGCAAGAGAACCTACAGGGTACAGAGTACCGTTGTTCTGAGTAAGTGTGTTAGTGAATGGGGCGAATGTGAACTGGCTGATATCTTGCAACGCAGACGCAACTTGTGAGTTGGTAACGATGAAGTTAGCAGGACCTCTTCTTCCTCTGTTAGCTACTACGTTAGCAGCTGCGAGAATTCTAGAGAACAATCTTCTCTGAAGAGTTGATTGGTTCTCGAAAGAAGTACCAGAAGGACCAGCTGGGATTGCCATAGCGAATCCAGTGTTATCCTTACCGATGTAAGCAGCAGTAGCAGAAGCACCGCCACCTAACTGAAGGTTAAGGTTAAGGTTGGTTCCTTCAGTAAGCTTGAACTCGTTGTGGTTTGACCAACCAAGTGCAAATGCTCTTGAAAGAATGTGTTTATTGATAGCCTGAGAAACCTCGTTAACGAGAGCGTTTTCGATCATAGAAACTACGTCGATACCGAACTGCTTGTTAAGGTCTTGAATTTGCTCAGTTGTTACAGAAGCAGCAACTTGGAAGGTACCAGCTTCTACAAACTTAGTGAATGTAGAAAGACCAAGTGACTTATAGTAAGTGCTTTCTCCTGTTCCTCTGCTCATCGGATCATAAGCCTTAGTACCATCTACGTAAGGACCCTGCCAAGTAGCAGTATTGTCAAGACCAGCACCTGTGAATCCTTGGATATGATCCTCTAAGGTTTTAACCAGCTGAGCTGCTGCAGATACGTAAGCAACTAATGAGCCTACAGTTGAAGTAGCCCTAATTTCGGAGTTAGCTGTAACTACTGATGCGATAGAATCACCGGTTGTTAAACCAACAACTTTGAAGATAGGAAATCCATCGATACGAGAGTTTCCAACGAATTCACAAGTTGCTACTTTCGAAGTGTTGCCTGTAACGAAAATTACATATGTTGCTCCTACTGTTAAAGCACCGAATACTGGGGATGCTGATGCAACTGGAACCTTGATAAGATCCGGAGAGTTAGCAATATAAGGAGAAGTTGAATCACTTCCACTTAATTTTCCACCTGCATAAACATAATCGAGATAGGAAAGAACCCCAGTTGGACCACTCATTGGTATAACCGGAACGATGTCGAAACCGATAGTTTTTGCAGCTACCTGGATAGCTAAAGGAAGAAGGGATGGGAATTTATCACCAGATCCAAGACCAGCTCCAGAGTATGTACCACCAGCGTAGAATCCAGCAGGACCGCCGCTTAAGCCATAGTTAGAAGCAGGCTGAACCTGACCCATACCGTTGAGTACGCCAAGAGAGTTATAAGCTCCGGCAGACTCGTTAAGAGAGTGGAAGTGGCAGTAAGTTGAAAGCCATTCTACTTTACCTCTCTCAGTGAGACCTGTTTTGCTCTCGATTATAGGAGCCCAGGTTTCATAAATTTCATGTTGATTGACTAATTGCATGATATTTAAGAGTTATTTTTTGAATTTCTTTTCCAATTGTGCTGCAATGTTAGCTAGATAGTCTGAGCTATAAGCTGTAGCAGTCTTGGATTGATCTTGAGATTCATCTAGTTTTTGAACATTAGCTTTTTGGGTTTTTAATCCTCTAGTACTCCAGAAGTTATTGATCTGATAAGGGGTTTCAAGTTTATAAAACTTGCTTTGTGCTATGATCGAAGCTTTTTGAACCTGATTTAAGCTTTCCCAAATAGGAACGATGTCCTTCGGCATCATATCTAGGAATTTTTCACCGGAATTAGCCTGTTCTACAAGAGCGGTTCCCATGATTTGAACTACATCCGTACCCGAATTGTAATTCTGCTCGTTTAGAGCCTTAACGACCTTTTGTTTTTCGGCCTCGTTTAGAGATAGAAATCCTTTCTTAGTTTGATCGTCGACCAGTTTAAGGAAGGCATATCTGTTCTCATTGATGATCTCATCTGTTTTTTGTTTGTTAACAGATTCTATGAGTTGATCTACTTTTTCAGTTAATGAAGCATAGTTTCCAGAGAAATTAGATGTTCTCTTGCCTTGATTAACAGACTCGGAAACTTCTTCAGTCAAAGAACTTTGTGGAGTTTGGCTTTTCTTATTCAGAGATTCAGCGACATATTCGGTAAATCCGATGTTCGTTGAAAGCTTTTCTGCTAAGTAATCTGAATATGATATTGTCCTGTCTAAATTCTCTGCTATATATTCAGAGTATGAAATATTCTTATCGAGATTTTCAGCGATGTACTCAGAGTATGAAATATTCTTATCGAGATTTTCTGCGATGTACTCAGAGTATGAAATATTCTTATCGAGATTTTCTGCGATGTACTCAGAGTATGAAACGTTCTTGTCTAAAGTCTCAGCGAGATATTCAGAATAGGAGATGTTTTTGTCGAGATTTTCAGCAAGATATTCAGAGTATGAAATATTCTTGTCTAAGCTTTCTGCTAGATAATTGCTATAAGAAATATTCTTGTCAAGATTTTCGCCAAGATATTCAGAGTAAGAAATGTTATTATCAACATGCTCTGCTAAATATTTAGCGTAAGAAATTGTCTTATCAAGATTTTCAGCAAGATACTTATTGTATGATATGGATCCTTCCAAATTCTCTGCTAGATAATCTCCATATTTAATTGCTGTTTCTAGGTTCTCTGCTAAATAGTCAGCATATTTTTCAAGTTTAGCAATTCTTGCTTCCATTTTGGAGTCTATGACACCTTGAGAACTTTCGTTCAGAGAAACTGTTTTTATCTTAGCAACCTGGTTCTTGATGGTATCCATCTCTTTTTTGAGTAAGAGTGAATATTCATTGAGCTCTTCGGCTGTAACGAAATTTTGATCCATGTTTTTTGGTTTATTTGAGCTTTCTTTGAGTAATTTCTCTATTTTTTCTACATCTTTGATTCTATATATCTGAACGTTTGAATTTTTCTCCAGACCCATACTTTCATTAATATTAGGTAGTGTAGAAATAACCGAGGACTCCATACCAGTGTGAACAGAATTAAACCCTAGGTTTTCATAAACTCTCCCGAGTTCTGCTGCTCTTCCAAATCCGCCATCTGCAACAAGATCGTATGTAAAGATCTTTTTGATCTCCACTTTTTTGTTTTCATGTACGGACCCTGCAGCTCTTGAAGAAATTGAAATTGGAATCCCAGCATCAACTAAGCTTTTCGCTATTTTACCGGCAGGGGTATCAAGTAATTTAACCTTGATTCTTACCGTTCTGTCGTCCTTATTATATTTTAATTCCTCTACTATGTGAGAAATGTTTTTGAGAGAAACATCGAATTCCTTAGGGTGATCCAATTCACCAACCAATCTTTTGGAAGAAATTTTATCCTGAAGGTAATCCATATGAGGAAGATACTCTTGCTCTTCGTATATCCTTCTGTTTTCGTTTTCTTTTCCGAAAAATGCCGCTATGCCTTCGAGAGTATAATCATCACCAACCTTCTTTGCAGCCAGATTAGAGCTTGATTTCTCGAGAATTAGTATGTAGTCTTTGTTTTCCATTTTTAATTAGATTATATATCATTTCTCTACGGAATTTTATTCCTCTTCCGAGTCTGATTCCTCAGATTCTATATCAATTCCCAACAAATTACCTTCCTCGTCATATTCAACAAAATTTCCTTCTTCCAGGGCTTCCAGATAATTTTTTGGAAGTTTTGAAATGTTTTCCTTCAGCTTTGCCTCGTTGGATTCTAATTTAGAAACGAAAGCTGTTACTTCATCTTTAGCAAATCCCCATGCCATAACCGATAGAGAAGAAAGGGGCGACGCTGACTTTAATTTTGGAAATCCCTCAACGTCTCCCATTTTTGGCTTTACACTATTAATATCGTCGATTATGGATTCACCTTCTGCAGATTGATATTTATTTTTGATAAATTCCCAGGATGATATAGCTTTTCCTTCATCAATTGTAAATGATCCTTTGATAACAGAAATAACGGAGGCTATTGTAGCCCAATCCTCATCACTTACATATCCATCTATTGTGTCTATGAGACCAGTGACCACACCGAGAAGATTATTTTTATCAATATATCCTTCGGTAACCGTGATTAAATATGAATTTCTTCCTGATAGGAAATCAACAACAGAGCCACCAACAGCACCTCCTATTAATCCCGCTGCTGTTCTTTTCGGTATGAGAACTTTACCATATTCTGCAAAGACCTCCCCAGAAAGTTTAGAAAGTGCATTTGCGACTTTACCTGGATTGAATTTAGCTGCGGTCTTGAGTGCTGTGCCGGCCAACTCCTTTCCTCCCTTGCTCAATAATGCTTGTTTTGTGCCGCTCAGAGTGCCCTCCGCAGCGGTAACTGCTAATCTCTGAGCTAGTTTTTCTGCGCCTTTACTACTAGCATTTCTAATTGCTAATCCTTTGAGAGATATGGATCCTGCTTTTGCAATATACCCAGTTCCTGGTATTGCAAAGCTTATCGCGGTTATTACCGCTTCTTTTCCCCATGCACTCAGAAGACTCTCATCAAAAGAAATAGGATATGAGTGAGTATTTACATACTTTAGTCCCTTCCATTCTTCACGGGTAATTATTTTTTCGCCTTCCTCCACTTCATCTTTCTTACCTCCTTTAATACAGTCGAGATCTATTTCTCCGGAATCAATGGATTTATTAAGGCATTCCTCTGGAATTTTAAATCCTAGATTTTTATCATCGTCCTCGTTTACTGCGAGAGAATCTGATGTTATGGTTTTAGCGAAGGATTCGAATCTTAAAACAGGCACACCTTCGTTGTACTCTGCTTCAAATATTCTATTCTTGTAATATTCTTCCAAATTGATAGATTCTTTGACTACTGCTCCGCCTTTTCTAAGAATGTCTTTTTCTTCTAGAGCCATAATAGAATCATATCCATCTTTGGTAAGATCCCCAACTAGGCTAATCTCTTTGGTCCTATTGAGATATCCCAGAATAATATTTACACACTTGGATGTTCCTTTACCATATCTGCCATCTGCCTTTCCTCTAGATTCTAGAAACTTAGCAATGGCAGGAAAAAGATCCATTATTTTAGTTTGGAGTTTTACTACCTCGTTACATTTTGCAGACCCTATTTTCACGGGGAATGTGCAGGAAGCTTTAGAATCCTCTTTTTTAGGTTGAGTCTCATCCTTAACTGGTTCAACGGCTGGTTTTACAACTACAGGAACCGGTGCAGGAACATAAGAAGTCTGTGCATTCGATAATACTAGATCCCTAACTCTTCTGTACTCTTTTTTCTGACGGATAATCTCATTGATCAGAGAGTCTATCTTTAATTTATAATCATTTCTCTTATGAGTTGTACCCTCTGCAGTTACAATTTTTAATCCCTTTCTATCAACTAGTTGGAGACCTCGTGCTTGTTTTAAAAGGTCGTTTGCAATACCCTCAAATTTCTGTATTTGAGTATCTGATGCAATAGATTTGTTATACTTGTCTCTAGTAACCTCTCCTGTGAATGCTAATGCTGCATCAATGGCTTCTTTAGATCTATCAAATGCAGGACCTTCGAACTGTCCATACTGAACATTAGTTTCGTCCCCGGTTTTTCCTTGCTGCTCCGTGATAGAAGATTCTTTTACTGCGATCTCTTTAGTCTTCTTTAGATCGTTAGCTCTATTCTGCAAATCAACCTTAAATCCGTCTACTACTTCTTTTATTTTTTCCTTTACATTTTGGAATTCTTCTGCGCTCTTAAGGGCCTTATCTAAAGGTGCTAAATTAGCCTCAATGAATTTTACGTTCTGTTCTGCATATTGCTTGTTTTCTGGGTCTGAAACGGCTAAAGTTTTTACTACCGGCATAATAGCGGACTTAAAAGACATTAGATCGTTAGCTGAAATTATTTTGTTACCTAATGAGGACTCAAACTCCTGTGGAGATTTATAATTCTCCATTTTGGAATCCAATATCATAGTGAAAAGGGTATTGAGAGCGGATATAATATTAAGAACAGGATCCAAAGTTTTTTTCTCCTGTTCATATAGTCCACTTTGCTTTAAAATACTCTCGAATACTGGATTAGATCCTTCGTAAATGTTTTTATTTATCATTTTATTCATTATATATTTTTGAATAAGCCTTAGAAATCAGATCTATCAGCTTTTCTATATATCCTTCATTCCTCAGTTTTTTGAAGGCCAGATTTTCCACTGAAAACTCTCCACTATTAGCTAGACCTTCCTTTCTGGCTTTTAAAATTCTGGATTTGATCTTTTGTGCATATTCATATAGCTCCCTGGCATCGGCTTCACCTTGCATTTCTTCAGCTAATCGGTTTTCTAACCCGTGTATATCATTAACAAATCCATTGAATTTAGAATCAACGTCCTTGTAATCTATCTGAGGATCTGAATATTTAGGAGTCTTAATCCACTCGTTATTTAGTAATGAAAATAGTCCGGATGCAACATGCGGTTCTTTTATATCCTGAACATATAGCTCAACATCATGAGTTCTGATAACCACATTATGTCGGAGATTCCATAGAAATCTCTGTCCATCCAAGCCCTTTTTGACTAGCTCGACATTAGGATCTATTTTTGTAAAATCCACTAGAACATGAACATCAAGATCTGAGTTTTTTGTCCAATTGAAATTAGCGAGGGATCCCGTCAATTGTATATCCTCCACAGGAACTTCGATTTTTAGGTCTTTAAAGAAATCCTGAGCAATGTCGAGTAATTTCTTTCTTATTGCTGGATCAAATTCTCCGTCGGTAGACCAGAAAGATGCATTGAGCTCTTTTTTATAGAAATCATCTCTGATCTCCTCTTGCTCTAATACCCACGATGATAGTTTTATAATGTGAGGCAATTCTAGAATTTTTGTTTATATATCTAGAACTCTCTACCAAAGGTCACAAAAAAAGCGGCCGAAGCCGCTCTTTATATATATTTGTTTATTAGAAGCACATTTTAAGTAGACATTCCATGGTTATTATAACATCGCCCTCACAGTATTTTTGAATACCATCAAAGTTCTTATGTGTCCAGAATTGATCATGTACCATAGAACCATTCATTTCGTCTTTGGGTGAGGGAACCCCCAAAACACAAGACATTAAATCCAATGATGTGTAGGAATGTCCCCAAGCTCCAAAGGAAAAAATTTCTGCTATATCAAGAAATCCTGTTTCCCATGGCTTTTTACTCCATACTTGAATCAGGGGAGATGGCTCTATCCCATTTATTAGCATTCTCTTACCAAGCACAGGAATGTCGAAATTTTTTATCGTGTGTCCTCCTAATCTCCATCCTTTACCTCTCGAATTCTCGAATACCTTATTTGTTTTATTTAGAATATCCTTCTCGTCATCAGAGCAGAACGAGTTTACTCGAATATCCATATTTTGATCAAAAGCCCCCATAGATACGCACACTACCCTAGAGAATTCAGGATTCAAGGCAGATTTTTTGATCCAAAGCTCTGCATCAGATAATGTTGAATCCTCGGTAGAACTTTTTCTGATCCATGCACTTCTTTTCTTCCATAGTTCAAATAACCTAGGATCATTCAGTTCCAAATCTTCGATTGTTTTATAAGCCCCAGTGGTTTCTATGTCAAATACTAGGGTAGTTTGGAGATGTTGTTTTGTTATCATCGATATATAAATTAAAAATCGTTATGTCCGAATATTCTAAACTAGGCTACAAAAATATAACCTCTCAAGATTCTATAGCAAAAGGCGAAAGGTTTGTTTCTGATGTTCCTTCGGGAGATAAACTAACTCATGGTGACTTTATCAATCTTAAAAAAGTTGGAAACTGGGGAATGCCTGGACAAACTCTTCAACATATGAAAACTATAGAGGAGCTTCTTAAATCCGGTGAAGTGGCTTCTAGAGAAGTTAAATCATAAACCCTCACTAAAATCTTCTTCTTCGATTCTCCCAGCTAAATACGCTTTTTAGCGGATTGTCTTTATCGTGCTCCAGATCATTAACTACTGTCCAATAGCACGCTGACACAGTGATAATTATGGTAATTAGAAAAGTAGCTGTTATAGACCAGGAAGGTGGATCTACTGTAATATAGTTGAACTCTTTAAATTGTTTGCGTTGGAACCCCTCTAGATCCCTTCTTAAAACCTCGTATAGCGCCTTTCCTGAGAACTTTTTAGTATTCATAATGTTTTCCCTTATTTCGACCAAAAGTGTCCTATTGGGCGTCCAAGAGAAAGCTTTTACCCATTGGAGGTCCCGTGTATGGCTGCTTAGCCTTCTACTGGTTTATCTAAAAATTCCAAGGTATTATCTTTTCTCTAGTAGAACTTAATCTAATCATGAAAAGAGCTCCATTTTCCCGTGCTGACCCACATAATTATACAGATTCTTAAACTGTCCTTTCCAAGAATATACAGATTCTATTCTAAATATTAAATTTTTTCTGATTCGGGTAGGCTATTATCAAAAACTATATCCAGATCCATTCCGTATGGATTCATCTCCTCCTGAGTTAGCGTAACTCCATATGGAAGATAGATAATAATTGGAGACGTAGTTTTGGGCCAAGATGATGCTGCCAAAAAAAGGGATTCCTTGTAGGTTAAGCTTCCCTGGTTTGTCGGAAATGAAGTGCTTCTAAAAACGATAGGGATTTTATTTGTTGCTGTTAAACCCGGCAAAAGATCCTTTACTGAAAAAAGACTTGGCTTATCATCATTAATTACGCAAAGGCGATTTTTTACAGATAGTGGCAGCGAATTATGGAATTCACAGAACTTTTCCATTATCCCCCTTCTGTCGCCCTGTGCGCTTCCGATGTGGATAATGACAGGGGACTCAAATCCAGAAGGCAATTTAAGAAGATCCATCATTCCTCCTATGAGCTTAATCTCAGATTTTGCCTTTTCTTCAGTCTGTGCATCAGTAGTCGAGAAGTAATTTCCCGTTTTCAGATAAAAGCCTATTCTAAATCCAAGGTCCTCTATAAAATAGTTCATTCTTTCAATTTCCGAATCCCCAGGAATAAAAGACTTTTCAAAGTCATAATCTGATATTTCAAAAATAAATGAAGTGTATCCAGCTGGAATAAGTCTCTTAATTTTATCACAGATCTCCCTAGTTAAATTCTCGGTTTTAATCCTAGATGGTTTTTCTAGTCTGATGATTATTCCGGTTTTCGTTTTTACTCCGTTATATACGTTTCCGAGCATTATATTCTTATACAATACTTTCTACTGAAAACGTGTAAAAATGTTTCTTTAAAGATGTTTAAATTCCTCTAGCGTCATTTTAGGCCATGATTCTATAACGCTAATCTGTGAAAGATTTGCTATTTTAATACCCTTTGCGATTAGTGCTTTACCCAACTCTGCATATTCCTCGTCTATAGACCTGGTATTTCTTGATAGAACGTGGTTCCCCGTTTTAGCAAAAAAATGATTTGGAGTGAAATCAACACCAACCAATCCTATCTTAGATGCGCCCAATTGGTACGCAATGATAACTCCCATGTATGGGGAATTCATAGTGTAATCCACCTTGCTCCTATCATCCAGATTAATTTTACCTTTAGATCCCAGTGTGATTTTAACCAGTGCATTTCTATTATCTAGGGTTCCCGGATCTATGTGGCTTAGAATAACCGGGGATTTCGATCTGGTAACCCATTCAAATCTCCCCCTCGCAAATGTTCTCTGGTGATTAACTACTACCAGATAATTTGGGGTCATTATTCTTTCAATATCATTAATTCCTACGACCAAAAAATCGGAGAAGTCTGAAAAGTTGTTGATAGATTCACCACATCCAGCCACGATAAACTCCTTACCTTTCTGTGAATTTATGTAATCTGGAGAAAAATTAGCTCCCAGATAGGTATTTATTTTTTGTGTCCTAATTCTCTCTGCAGATGAACTATACTCTTCCACATTTGTAGTATTTTGAGTTATCACCGGAATAGAGTCTTTTCGGTGGATTTGTGATGTAAGACCTTTAAATATTTCCCGGGATATTTGGATTTTTCTTCTTTTCTCTTCTATTCCCATTATTTGAAGCTGTTTAACATATTATAGACTTTTTCTCCATAAGTGTCCTTGGCTTCCCCGTATGAGATCTTATTTTTTTCCGGAAATTTCTGAATCAATATTCTATATGCGCCACTTTCGCTCTTGTTGTGTAGAGTGAAAATCGAAAGAAGATCCTTGATTATACTTTCCTGATCTGTCAATTCCGGGTGATTATAGAAAAAAATCTCTATTTCAGTAGCCTTAATCAGATCCTTTAATACTGAAGCATCACTAGGTTTAGACATATGAATACAATGATCATCCTTGATTTCAGTTTGATAATTTGGATCATCCTCGAGTTTAATGCTATATCCTGTTCCCATTGGTCCTAGGATTCTCCCGGATTCATCTTCCATTAATTCATCGTCTATATCTTTAGATTCCATGGACCCCCAGACTATTTTTCCCCCTGAGTATTTAGCACTCTGCGCGACTCTTTCCCCTGCTGTAATATTGGCGGTCATACCAGATTTGATGTTACCTGTGTCCCGATTGAATTCAACTGTTCCTGGAATTGCGGAATGAACTTTTTGTGTTTTAACACTTTTGATCATCAATAAATTATATTTTCCATCCTCCGAAATCCGAGTCCCTATAACTTCTCCAATGATCTTATTTTTAAGCCCTTTAACTTTGGCTTTTACAAAATCCCCAACCCTATATTCAGAATCCTTAACGTTTCTGGATGGATCCATTATAATGTCGTTGCTTATTGAAAGATCCCTATATGGATGGTAGTTTACTTTAAAAACCCCATTGGAGCTATTAAAAGATGAACCCGTTAATGTTTGGGAAAAATATTCATCTAGTCTTTTTATCATCTTATTTCTTGTTTTCGTAAGAATTTATCAGATCGTGGATTTTGGAAGCCAACTCATAGTTCTCTTCTTTAATTGCATTTTCCAGTCTGATGTTTAGATCATTCTGACCATCATCGGGATTGTCAGGACTTTTAGTTTTTTCTACCCTTTCTTGCGAAATCGCCATAACAGGCATAAAAAATATTTCCAAAACAGAATCCCTAATAGGAACATAAATTCTATCTTCTTCAGGTGCTTCATCATTTTCCACCTCGTCCGAGACGTCAATCTCCCATTCACCATTAACCCATGAAATGCTCCAAGGTCCATATGTCAGTTCAGGGAGGTCGTTTTCGATTGCATAATTAACAATTGACAACACCTCTTCTTTGATTGAATCGATGAATAATTTTTCACCTTTTTTCAGTTTTCTAACCCCTGGAATTTTAGTTGACTCTTCGCCAACACTTCTTTTCATTATCTTGTAGATCTTAAGAACAATCTCCCAATCCATAGAGTCTATTACTCTTTCTACTAAAATCTTATTTTTTGGATTCATATTTTTAATTTTTTATGAGTCTATATCATCAACAACAAGAGCTTCGGAATCTTCAAAGAATCTTAATCTTAGTTGCTGGCCAGTCGCCCCATTCTTTTTATATATGGTACATGAATAGTCCTGATACACGTGGGTAGCAAGTAAGAGATCTGTATTCATAACCGTGGATTCTGAGGTGTTATATTGAAAATCGTCTGCTATCTTGTTATTTTGAAAATCTGAATATATGGAATTGTCGTGAAAGTTTTCACCTATCCTATTATTACTGAATGTCCCGTATATCCTATTGTTGTATATTCCATCCCCAATGATGTTAAATGACATCTCATACTTAGTAAAATTTTCTCCAATTTCGCCAAATGTATTATTTCCGGTAAAACCCCCTAAATCATTAGCATATGCTAAACCTCTAAACACATTATTTGATAGAATAAAGTTTCCGAATGTTAGAGAAAATATGGAGTAATTACCCAACTTATTATCTGCAGAAAGAAAAAGATCATTAAATGTTGTATACTCCTGAGATTCCCCCGTATTATTGTCGTATGGAAGTATATAGTCACCCGTTGGTGTAGATGAATAATATGCAAGGTTGGTTCCAGAATATCCGTAATTGTTTGAAACCAGTGTTAAGGATGTATCCGACGAAATTAATGAGACCTTAAATGTGAGACCATCTATGATGATTACGTCACCATTTGAGAGCTCGGACGTAAATAAGGTTCCAGTTCCACTTAAAGCAGTCCCCGTAATATCAACGGTCCCCGTGAGAGTAGCATTCTGATTATATGCCTCATATCTGATAAATTCAACGGTTCTGTGGTCATAATCTGTTCTGTTACCCAAATCATCTATTCTCTCGGTAATCCTTCCTTTTGCCGGAGCTCCCATGACTTCTGTAGCATTAAAGAAAATATCATACTTCAACTTATCTGAAGGATGCACCAAAGACCATGCGTCCGGAGCTAATGTGCTCCCGCTGGTAGCTAATACACAAATGGGCTCCGTTGAAGAAGTTTTTGTTACAACAGAAGCTTTTGGAGTATATGTTGAATTCCCATCAAAAGTAAAATCCGGTTGGTCATAGATTGTTTGATAATCACTAATGATATACAATGTTCCCGCGGATAAGGAACCAGGACTGGAAGATATTGTGTTGTATAGCGAATTGTATGTTGTTATGATAACTCCACCTATACTTCCTGGACCAGTCATACCTATTGGACCTGTTGGACCTAGATTTCCGGATAGAGATACAATTGAAATTGAAGTCGATCCTGAGCCCTTAATTTCTATATTTCCCGATCCTATTGTATAATCAACATTAATCCAAAATCTATCTCCTGCATTTGCATCTACTATCGCGTTTGCAGCGATTACTTCATCTGAGTTGTAGGTATTTTTAGAGATTACAGAATTGTATCCTCTAAATCCGTTAACTAAAACAGGAGATATTATGTTCTTGTAAAGATCAGTTTGTATCTTGGACTCTCCACCAACAATGGAATGAGATACTGAAACTCGATATGATATTAGATATCTTCCAGCTTGAAGAATCTCTACATATGTTCCAGTTTGACCAGCGTTTGCGAAGCTTCCATATGTGTAATAGGACGCATCTGAAATAGGAAATGTATCCAGTAGGACTGGTGCGGTTGATCCTGAAGACAGGGCAGGCTGAGATCCTGCTCTGTACCCATTGAATGAATTGAGAATAGTTGGTATTCCCGCGGGTCCAGTTGCACCAGTAGGCCCAGTGTCTCCATTTATCCCGGTTGGACCTGTTGCCCCTATTGGGCCAACATCTCCTGTTGCTCCGGATGGCCCAGTATCTCCAGTGACCCCAGTAGCACCAGTTACGCCAGTAGCCCCCGTTGGACCAAAAATTGTGTATCCCGCATAAACCCAGGAAGATGTACCGGAATTCCATTGATAAACTTTTCCGTCATTTCCGTCGATGTATAAATCCCCATTTATTCCAGTAAAAACAGGAAGACCGAATCCTGTGTATATGCCAGGTCCATTATTACCTGTTGGTCCAGTTGGGCCTGTTGCTCCAAATCCGGTTGCCCCCGTTGGTCCTATAACCCCAGTTGCTCCAGTTTCTCCCCGAGCACCAGTAGGTCCTGTTCTTCCTGTTGGACCGGTTGCTCCCATGGATCCTATGGATCCTATAGGTCCTTGTGCACCAGTTGGCCCTGTTGATCCAGTCAATCCCGTTGCACCTGTTGCTCCTATTGCTCCTGTTGCCCCTACTGCACCAGCTGCACCAGCTGCCCCAGTAGGTCCAGTGTCTCCTATTGAACCGGTACTCCCTGTTGGCCCCGTTGGTCCACCAGCAGGCCCAGTAGGCCCTATCAAACCAGTAGCTCCCGTTGCTCCATTAGATCCGGTTGTTCCTGATAAAAATGACACCCAGGCGTCAAAACCATCAATTCCCCCGGAAAGAGATCCTGAAGATGGAGTAGTTGAAACTGTTCCCGTAATAGTAACCAAATGTGAGTTAGCAGATGAACCATATCCAGCATTTGCTATGATAGTAATTGTGTTTAGAGAACATGAAGCTGAACATGGCATTGAGATATTTTTTAAAATATCTGCTACTAATAATTCTGCTGTTGTGACATTATCTATTGTCCATGAAGCTGTACCTGCGAGAACTGGGCCTCCCCCATTATTATAGAATACTGAAATTGTTTGTCCTGTGGTCCCACCTGCATTAATGTCAAACTGGAACGTAGCCTGTGACTCTCCGAAATTCAGATATCCCTGATAGTCATTTCCAGTGAATCTGACCTGACCGACGATTCCCGGCTCTAAAGTCGGAAGTGGAGCTGTTCTATCCTCTATGAGTCTTAATCTACCACCAGAATTTTTATTGCCAACTACTGCGTGTCTACCAATGAATATATCATTGACCAGATTTATTCCAGAAGCTAATATTTCACCATTATCTCCTTTTATCTCTATAGCGGGAATCCCTGAAACTGGGAGATTAATAAGGTTGGCTTTGATGATATTGGTATTGATTCTTCCTGTTGGAAAATTCAATGATTTATTTTGAATACTAATTCCAAAAGCATTCCTTAACAGGACAAAACCCTGTCTTAATTGGTCAAAATTGCTATTAGAAATCTGATTGTTTGCTCCAACGGTGTTGGTTGCCAGAAGCTGCCTAATAGTGATATCGCTAAGTTCGTTCATTTAACGGGCATATTTTGTTTATATATCCCATTTCGCGAACTTAGGGGTTAAAAATAGATCTCCTTTATTTCTTTAACCCATGCGGAGAACTTTTCCGGATAGAATTCCTGTATTTCTTTGACCTCTCTGGATGAAATATTATATTTCTCCTTAATGAATTGAATTACCCCCTCTGGAAATTCTTCCTTTTCCCTCTTGTCTCTTTTGATTGTGGAAGTAAAAATCCATTTCGGCGAATTTTTATAGATCCTTGAGATATTATCCCTCCACCAATCTATAGTTCTATCTGGTTGTATTTTAATATGATTAAACATTCCCGCTTGCAGGGGATATTCTATAGCCATGATCCTATTGATCATAAAGAAATTTCGAGATTTATCTCGATCTTTTATTTTGTCCCAGTTTTTGGAATGGAAAGATTTTATTATATCAAATGGACTCATAGCTTAAAATAAATCGAATGGATCAAATTGTTTAGGTGTAGAGTTAACATCGCCCCAGGGAGACGTGCTTATCATAGTCTTTTTATTCAACAGAGGAATTTTTGATTCACTGGTCTGATTATTAGAGAGAATACTCATTTTATAAACCAAATCCTCAGGAATTGCTTCTTGATTAAGCCAAACCAATTTTGCATTCTCATAATAGTTTTGTTTGGTTATTTCTCTCTTTTCCAGAGTGTCACTTTCTCCGATAGATCTTAAAATGAATCCGGAAACCCATTCTAGAAATTCGGCATCCTTCCAGACCTGTTCCAGATCTAAACCATTCCACTTGGATTGTTTAAATGCGGTCCATATTTTTTCTGCTCTGGAATCTGTTAACCTGGATATGGAACCCTTAGGATTAACAAATTCATAAACAGCTGGAACATCATCTTTTTTGTCTCCAACAAGTATCTTCTTGAATATAAACTCGAATGGATCAATTTCTTCAATTATACACATTCTGAGGAAAGAATCTAATTGCTGTCTCTCGTCTGTGCTAGTTGGAGTTACATCGAATATTGACATTTCCTTTTCTGTGACCCTAATCGAATCTATCCACCCCTTAGAACAGACGATCTTATTGTTCTTAGAGTTTGCATTCCATACTATGGTCCAGCTCTGATTATTATATCCAACCAATTGGTGCATATCCTTATCTCCTGTAAAGATCAATACATTTTGTTCTTTTTCCCTGAGTTTTTTATTCCAGTGCCATAATAGATCGTCTCCTTCCGCGCCCTGAACCCTAGAATAATGAAACCCATTTTTTTCTAGAAACCCCCCAAATTCCTCCATTAATTGAAAAAAAGATGTCCAATCCACACCTTCTTCTTTCACTCTACTCTCCTTGTATGAGCTCCTGGTGATCTTAAAATCTTTTCTCCATGATCTGGAATCCTTACAGAAAATAACTTGATCTACCCCAGGTATTAAGTTAAGTGAATAACAAAGATCCGTCATAATTTTTTTCATGAGCAGGGATCTGTCACCGGGAGAACTTAAAAAATCACCTGGATCTTTATCTCCATATCCAGCGATTACACCAAAAGTCTTATGAAATAGATAATTTCCGTCAACGCACACATTGATGCTTTTTTCCGCCATTAGAATTACTTTTTGTATAGTTATAGATATATACGCCCAATAATGTTTCTTATGAATGATTTTTATATTTACGCATATTTAGACCCAACAAAAATCGGGAATTTTTGCTATGATAATATGATTTTTGAGTATGAACCATTTTATATCGGAAGGGAAGAAAAAATAGTTGTAATAGAGGAGTGAAAGATAAAAAGAAATCACTTAAGATGTCTAAAATAAAATCACTCGCAGATAGAGGATTATATCACATAATTATGAAGCTGGATATCGGACTAGGAAACTGAATGTTATTAACTTTTAAAACACAACTTAATTTAAGTGATGAACAACAAACTATCGTTGACGCTATGTCTAATGATGGTAGAATGTTGTATAATCATTTTTTAGGTAAATTAAAAGAACAGTATGAAAAAGATAAAACATTTATTTCTTATTATAAACAACAAAAAGAATTAAAAGACTATAAATGTGAATATTTAACATTTGATGTTAAAGAATAAAATGGGTCGAAATAATCCAAAATCTAGAAGGGTTAAGCAAAAATTACTTAACGGTGATCTTATTAAAATTTGGGATTCATTTCAAGATATAAAAAGAGAACTTGGATTTAGTCCATCAAATATATGTAGATGTTGTAAAGGAGAAGTAAAGAGAATAGGAGGATTTTTATGGGAATACGAAGATTAAATTCTCTCAAGAATTTAAAAACTAAAAGTCCTCATTCTTTATCTGAAGATCAAAAATATTAAAATTCTCAAAATCCATGCGGTCTGCATTTATTCTTCTTTCAGTCGAATCTGCGTCTTTCCTGGCGTTAAGTCTTTCTCTTCTGATACTCTCGGAAGGATTGATATAGATGATGAAAGAATTTTCTACAACGTCCTTTGGAAGATTATAAACTCCTCCGGGAGTGATTACCATCACATCACTTTTTAAAAATTCTGCATGTGTTGTTCCATAATACCAACCATTGAATTTTTCTATCTCTATAAATTGCGATGAATTATTCAGAAAGAATGACTCGTCCTTAAAATGATAATCGACTCCATCTATTTCTCCATCCCTCATGGGTCTGGATGTACAAGAAACCGAGTGTCTAAATCCTTTTTTCTCTAATCTTTTTCTTAAATGATCTTTTCCTGCCCCACCAGGTCCGACTATAATTATTCTTTTACTCACGGTAACAATTTTTGAATTGAAAAAAATAGACCCAGGAGAGAAACCGCAGGATCAATTACCAAATTTCTTTCCGCCTGATACTTGGCGGTTAGGATTAGTATCTGCGGGATATACTGTGATAGATGTGGTTTAGTTTCTTTGATCCAAAGAATAAAATCATTGGCTAAAGAATTCATGACATCATCAACCTTACCTGAATATTGACCCACTATCAATTGGTAATTTTTAATAGGATCCTTCTCCTCCGTGAGCTTTATGAAAAGTTCTTCGAAGCTCCAAAAATTTTCCTGAACTTTCTTTTCTGAGATTTCGGTTATGCCCTCTATCATCCATCTTTGGATGGTATTTAAAGCTGACCTCATGTCAGGAAAATATTTTCCAGCAAAATCATTCAGTGCTTTCTCTGATATTTTAATATCCAACTTATCCAGAATCAATTTAATTCTTTTGACCCACTCTTCCTGTATTTCCTTCTCTTCCTCCTTGTTTATGGGATCAAAATCAAAAATTTCGAATCTGCTCTTGATTGGATCAGGAAGCTTGTTTAGATAATTGCACGTAGCGATGAATCTAGTGCCTTTAGCGAACTTTTCTATTGTGCCTCTTAGTGCTTTATAGAATTGATCCGAAGCTCCGTCAAACTCGTCTAAAACGACTATTTTGATGGCGTTCTTTCCATCCATGATGGAAACCGTTGAACAAAAGTCGGTGATTTTGGATCTCACTGTGTCTACTGAGCTTTCGTCTGATACATTAATAAAAAGGTGCGGATGATCCTTCATTAGGATCTTCGCCATTGATGATTTTCCACATCCCGGGGATCCCGCTAAAAGAACATTCTGTTGTAGTCCTTGCGAAAAAACGTTTCTGATCCTCTGAGGGAGAATCATGTGCTCGATCTTTTTTGGACGGAGCTTCTCGGTAAGTAGTTCTTGAACCATGATAATAGTTTAAAAATGAATGATTTCACTATTATATGGATGAATACGAGTTAAAATTCGACTGAATACTAAAAAATCAGAATCCAGTTTTGATTCCACAGGATTTGCATTGATCTCCTATCTCTCTTTTGATCAATTTACACCATCCTATTTTTGAGTCTGAAAATTCAAGATCTATTTCATCCTGCAAGTCTCTAGGTTTTTGTGATGCCTTTATGTATTTAAACTGAGGACATGATTTTATATGGTATATTCCGGTTAAAAAGTCGTATCTGATGTCTGTGTAGCAATATACGCCGA